CACCTGAGGTTGTAGAATTGATTACCTTAGTACCACTAATACTACAAGAAGCACAACCAGTTAAATTATATACACCACCTGAATTCAGCTGAAAACTATATCCTCCTAGGTTAAACCAACCGCCATCTGATACCAATTGGGTTCCTGAGTTGTCATAAAACAAATATGTTCCATTATTAAATGTACCATAATAATAAGCAGTTATACTGCTCATTCCTGATAAACTACAAGCTGATGCCGAATCTCCAACACCTGTTATTACAACAGGATTAGCGCTTGTATTGATTCCATAATAATACAATGTATCGCTATTAGGTATTGAACCAACTATGTCTTGATACATAACACATTGGTTATTGGCATAGTTTCTTAAATTACCACTATTGTTTGCATAATAATAAGTATTGATAAAACTTTTAGTAGCTATACGAGTGCCAGTAGGAGCTGTTGTCTTTGCAGTCAACCCCATTGTGGTTAAGTCGTTATATGTAACTAAATAGTTATTGGTTTTCATTACTTAATTTTAGCCTCTAGTTCAGCAATTCTTTTTTCTAGCTGAGCTATTTTCCAACTATGAACTTGATTATAATCTACCTTTAAAAATCCTTCTCCATCATCGCCAACTGCATCTGGTAAAAATTGTTTTACATCTTGTGCTATATAACCCCAATGTAATTTAGTATCTCTTTTATCTATCCAAGTAAAGGAAATTGTTTTTATGTCATTTGATAAAATCATATCAACAACATCCTTCAATCTAATATCTGAACTTTCGTAGTAAGAATTAGCAGTAATATTACCACTACCATCTATTGTGGCAATTGATACACTATAGGCTGAATTGCTAGAACCATTACTCAATACTATTGCTGTATTGTAGGCAGGAGATATTGAGCTAAATCCTACTCCTGATGTTCCGTTACCACCATTCACTCCTGAAGTACCGCTAACTCCGCTTGTTCCACTAGCCCCATTAACCCCACTTGTTCCGTTGGCTCCGTTTACTCCACTAGTCCCATTAGCTCCATTGACCCCCGATGTACCTGATACTCCACTAGTACCGCTTACCCCACTTGTACCTGATGCACCATTTACGCCACTCGTTCCACTTACCCCTGACGTTCCACTAGCACCATTAACTCCTGACGTACCACTTACTCCTGAGGTTCCGTTTACGCCACTTGTTCCGTTTACCCCACTCGTACCGCTTACTCCTGATGTACCTGAAGTACCACTCACCCCACTTGTCCCTGATACTCCGCTAGTTCCTGATACACCGCTTGTACCACTTACTCCGCTAGTTCCATTTATAGCACTAGTACCACTTGTTCCTGATACACCACTTGTCCCGCTAGTACCTGTAGTCCCACTTGTAGCTGATGTTCCCGAGGTGCCGTTAAATCCACTTGTTCCATTTATTCCTGATGTACCACTAACACCTGATGTACCACTAACACCTGATGTCCCTGAGGTTGCTGATGTACCACTTGTTCCATTGATACCGCTTGTTCCGCTTGTTCCGTTCACGCCTGAGGTACCATTACCCCCTGCAGCACCTGCAAGGTTTAAAGACCATGTGCTATATGTCCCTGTACCTACATTAGAGGCAGAAAGAACCGTCATAGCCCCTGTACTTGCATTATAAGAAGATATAGTAGCTGTAAAGTAATGAGTTGCATCGTAAGCTATAATAACTGACTGAGCAACCGTATAAGATAATCCTGTTAGGGTGGTTAAATTAACAACCGTGCTAGGAGAGGTTGGTATTGTTATAGCTGATGTAGAGGTAGAGGTATAATAAGATGATGAGCCAGAGGAGCCGCTTGTTCCTGCAGTTCCAGAGGTTGCGCTTGTCCCTGATGTTCCTGATACCCCATTTAATCCTGAGGTTCCGCTTGTTCCGCAAGAACCTGATGACCCAGAGGTCCCTCAGGTGCCACTAGTCCCTGTCGTTCCACTTGTTCCTGTCGTACCACTAGAGCCACTCGTTCCTGTAGTCCCACTTGTTCCAGAAGTCCCTGTTGTTCCGCTAGAGCCTGATGTTCCTGTCGTACCACTAGTCCCTGAGGTACCCGTTGTCCCACTTGTACCTGTTGTTCCTGAGCTTCCACTAGTACCGCTAGTAGCTGATGTACCTGAGCTTCCTGAGGTACCTGATGAGCCTGATGTTCCCGTGGTTCCTGAAGAACCATATTGTGGGATATTTAATGTATTATTTGCAAATGTAGCAGGTCCATTTACTCCTGTTGTTGTTACGCTTATTGGTAGCTGATAATCTGCCCCTGCAACGGCAGCAGAAAATCCACTAGTACCAGATTTAACAATCCCTGAGACATTAGGTATTTCACTTAAATTTGAATTCTTACTCATGCTACAAATATACTATTTAATCTATAATCGTTACCCCAACATGACTTGCTACTAATTGGTCAATATATTTATTGCTTTGCCCCCAAGATGCAAATTCTTCATCGCTTAGGTTATAATTTCCATTTGCTAAACTTTTACCTTCCTCTGTTTGTATTTCGTAATAAGTTCCACAATTAGTTGCGTTGGTTTCAAAGGGTAATACTCTTACCATTAGTTGTGTTGCTTCCCCTAATATTGGGAATTGAATTGGTTGAATTTTTGCCATATTTTTATTTTTATAATTTTACTATATTATTTGAATAATTTAAAAAAATATCAACTTCTGCTGCATATAAAAATTTATATCCTTTTGCATTATATTTGCCTCTATTTTTACAAGATTTTTGAACATCTTTAGGACATAATTTTAATATTTTTTCCGCATCTCTCATTGAATTAAATTTTCCTAACAAATCCATTTGTCGGCTAAACACATAAACAGGTTTTGTTCTTCCAATTAAAAATTGATATTTAGACATTTTTTGCTTAGACTCTTCTGGTAATTTTACACCTAATCTTGACCTACCCTCTTTGCACATATTACAACATAATTCATTATCAATATTTTTGATAATAAAATCAGATTCTATTTTATTTAATTCTTCTTTTTTGCATTCTGCAATTATTTCAAAATTAAATTCTTCATACTTATTCCAACAATGCTGAAATCTTGGATTAGTATGTTTCCCTTTTTGAGCTTCCTTAATGTGTTGACGTTCTCTTCTTTTTAAATCAATTGCTTGACCAAAGTAGTAAACCCCATTTGGGAATGTTATTTTATATATTCCTGTCATAATTATACCATTGTAAACATTTTCCACCCTGCTGAAGTATATACATACAATCCTTCTACTGTATCAGTACAATAAAACATTAAACCTACTGCAGGAGAACTTATAGCAGTTCTTTGTGCATTCGTGCCGCGAGGTGGTAGGAAACCCTGCGTTGTAGATGACATAGAAAGCAAAGCAGAAGCAGTAGTAGATGTTGTACCTAATGTTAAACTTCCGTATAGAGCAGTTTGTGTTGTAGATGAGTTACCTATTATTGTTGTGTTAGAACCTAAACCTGTTGTTTGGTAACCTATTACTATTTGGTTGGTTTGTGAAGAAGCTAATGGTTGAGAATTAGCTCCTATTATAATACTATTATCAACTACAGTAGCAGCATTTGCAGCAATGTTTCCTATTATCACATTACTTGAACCTGTTGTATTTGCAAGCAAGGCATTATTACCTAAGGCAGTATTATTAGAACCTGTGGTGTTGTTATACATTGTATAATGACCTTGAGCATTATTTTGATTACCTGTTGTATTTGCTGCTAATGCACTATCACCTATTGCATTATTAAATGTACCTGTGGTGTTATTATACAAAGCAAGTAATCCTACTGCTGTGTTGTAACCACCTGTTGTATTTTTAAATAGAGCACTTACTCCTACTGCTGTATTATTTGAACCTGTAGTATTAGCTTGCCCTGCAGAAACACCTATAAAAGTATTACTACCTCCTGTTGTAATAGCTGCTCCTGCGTTTGAACCTAATACACTATTTTGCGAACCTGTTGTATTATTTTTTAACGCTGAAACACCTATTGCAGTATTTGTTGAAATTGCTCCACCTCCTAAGCCAACTGTTATTGTATTTATTATAGCATCTCCTGTGTTAGTAATTCTACTTAAATAAGTTGTATTAGAAGTAGGAACTGTTCCTGCCGTTGATGTTCCGTTAATATCAGTAAATGAGTTAGTAGAAGATGTGTAATAAACGTTTTGAGCATTTGTTGCAGTACCTCTATAAATTCTATAAGATGCTGCCCCTGTTACTGCAGTCCAAGATAAAGCAATGCTTGATGTTGTACCTGTTGTAGTCGCTGAAACCTCTTGAGAACCTGTTGTTGTGTTTCCGTAAATATCTACTGCTACTATTTGATAATAATATGTACCTGCTGCTAAAGTACCACCTGTTGTGGAAGGAGTAGCCACAGGTAAACCGATTGAAACAGGATTTAAAGAACCTAATGTCAAGTTTCCTTGAATAGCAGTATTTGTTGTAAGGTTGTTACCTATTACTGTTGTGTTTGAACCATATCCTACTTGACCTATTGTTAGATTATATCCTGCAATGACTATTTCGTTTGAATTAGCATTTGCAGATGCACGAACATTCATGCCTAAGTAAATAGAACTTCCAGATGTAGTATTTAAAACACTTGATGACAATCCTGCATTATTACCTGCTTGTGGACCTAATGCTATATTATAAGCACTACTTGTTAAGTTTAGTAAAGATTGCCAACCTATTGCCACATTAGTAGTTCCTACGTTAATAGAAAGTCCAGATTGTTGTCCTATTAAAACATTTGCATTTCCTGAGCTAATAGCTGAACCTGCTAAAGTTCCCATCAAAGTATTACTACTTGCCGTTGTAATATTTTGACCTGAATTTGTACCTATTATAGTATTACTACCTCCTGTTGTAATAGCACCACCTGCGTTTGAGCCTATTAATGTATTATTAAGTCCTGATGTAATTAAGCCTCCTGCAGCATATCCTATTGCAGTATTGTTAAATGCACTTACTATGGAAGATAATGCTCCATATCCTAATGAAGTATTTTGGTATGAATTAATACCTATTGAGAATCTACCACTATTTAAGCCTATAAATGTGTTAGTTGCAGAAGCTCCACTTGCTCTTACTTCTATGTTTGCAGTGCCTGAACTATTTTGAAAAGTAGTTGTAGCTGAACCTGCGGTAACTTGCTTAATAGACATAACAACTGTTCCATCAAAATCAGTAGTAGGTGTAATAACTAATGAAGCGGTTGATGTAGCTTTTCCATAAGCGACACCTGAAGAAGATGCTCCTGAAAAAGTTAATCCACCAAGAAAAAAGGTAATTGTACCTGCCGTTCTTGTTGTAATCGTATAAGTAAATGCATAGTTGTTACCTACAACCGCAGCCAACGTATTTGTTAAGTTTGTAGTATTACCTGTAGTATGCGTAAACGAAGGATAAGAGCCTGTCCAACCTGTAGAAGTCCAACCTGAAGAAGTTAAAAGTTCAGCTCCTAACTGACCACCATCACTTGCAGTAGTTCCTACAAAGGTTTGTAATCCGTTTAAACGAGTTGTTCCTGCTACATCTAATTTATATCCTGAGTCTGTACCTCCTGTACCTATTCCAACATCACCTGTAGGAAACCAAGTTAAAATACCATTTACACCAACAAAATTTAAACTACCAAAATTTGAAGCACTTCCATCTGATGAATGTTGATAAGTAACGTGTATTCCATTATTTAATGTTCTTGATTTACCACCCATTAACAAAACAATATTTGAGCCATTTGATGCATTTGGAGACATGGCTAAATAATGTGAAACAAAACTATGAACACCACTTGTAGTATTAATAGAATTAACTGTAGAAATTGTATTGGTAAGAGGAAATGCAGAACTTATTCTTATCCCATAATTTGATACCCCTGTAAAAGCACCATTAGTAAACGTAGGGTTAATATCTAATCCTAC